AAGCTTAACAAATTCTTCTCCATTCATAAGATGTGTCGTTTCATACCTTTTAAATAGGTTTATTTTCAGTTTTTTTAAATGTCAGTGTGTGACAGTTAAAAGTAATAACAGTTGCTAACCTCTTTTACCTAGAACACAATAATGATATGTGTCGCAAATGGACTTGAGAATATCACTCTTGCTTCTGTTTCCAGTATAAGTGTCAATAATTAACCCCGTCTGATCAAAAAACTTGATAGTTGGAAAACCTGAAAAATCTAAAGCAGATGAGAGTGTGTCATCTTTTCCGAGCTGTTCAGATTCTATTTGGGTGCATACAAAGTCCTTTCCTAGCTGTGCACAAATTTCATTATATGTAGGTTTAAATGTCCTACAATGACCACACCATGTTGCATATATTAATAACATTCCTGGTTTAAAACCGTTTTTTACGTATACACGATTGTTTCTTATGGTGAAATTGCTGACTTGCAATTCTTTTGGCGCCATTTGTTTACTTTATACCAATATAAAAGTTTTGTGAATGGAGTTACTTAAAAAAAAGTGAAGAAAATTTGTTACAAACAATTGATAAAAGGAGATGATTGATATTCAAAACGTTGATTGGAACGAATTTAAGCTTGCAAAATATGGACGAGTTGTCAAACTACTTTATAAGAAAGAACCAGTGCAATTTTGTACAACTGCTTTATACACGCCTTTTGGGGTGAGGAGCATTGATAAAGAATGGGCAAATTTTACGGAGTATAGTGTAGATTGCGTGCTTAACCAAGCAAATTCTGAAAATGCGGTTGCTTTCCGAAAATTTCTAGAACAACTTGACAAAACATTGGTTCAGTTGTTTAAGGATAATTTGTATATTTTCAACAATGACATGAATGGAAATGAGACTTATTGTCCAGTCTTGCGCGAGAACGGATCTTACCCAAAATTAATGAAGCTCCAACTTCCAAGAGACAAGAATGGAAATTTTGAGACATTCATGTTTGATGAATCGAAACAAAAATTACAGGTTACTGAGAACAACGTAACTGAGCTTTTGCCAAAGGGTAAGACATTCAAATGTATTATTGAATGTTCTAAAGTGTGGTTCTATAATGGGAGAGTTGGAAGCATCTGGAACGCTGTGCAACTCAAGTTTAGTGATCCAAAGATCCAAAAGCAAGTTTCAAATATTTACAACACAATGATGATTGATGACGAATAGACTATAAAATAAGCGCAAACAAATTTAAGTAGGTTATCATAAATTTGTTTATTAAATGTAAAGGTGATCAAGACAAGATGGGTCTTTGTAATGACTCTTCTCGATGACTGAGATATATTGACGAAAAGTTGTTTCTGAAATAGTCAAGGTATCAGAATCTATGAGGAACAAACCTGTTTCTAAAAGTATGTCCTTGTTGACTTGTAAAAGAATCTTTTCAATAATGCGATAATACTCTCGAATTCCGCTCGACACATTTTTGTCAAACTGAGATTGAAAATGTCTTATAATGTATTCAATTTGACTTTTGGAGATAATTACCTCTTTTGCTATGCCAATATTTTTAGCGATCTCGGGTATGCAATGTTTCTGGAGTATTCTACATATTTCAGAATGAGATGGTGTGGGAACGTGAATAACATTTAAACGGTCAAGAAGAATCTTGTTAACTTTAGATATATTATTAAAAGTGAATACAAAGAAAACGTGAGAAACATCGAATTTCATTCCATAAAAGTAATGATCGGTGAACTCAGTATTTTGTGTCGAATCAGTTAAATAACTAAGAAATGAATGAATATCCTTTCCATGTTCTGTTTCGCTGACCTTGTCCAACTCATCAAAATACATAATAGGGTTTGAAATTTTGGAATCAATAATATTTTGAATTATCTTACCTGGTCCACTTTCAACATACACGTATCCATGACCTAAAAAAAAAGAAGAATCCTTAATACCGCTCAAAGAGATAACTTTCATTGGTATTTGGAAAATATCAGCCAACACTTTTATGAATTTACTTTTGGCAACACCCGCAGGGCCACACAAAGCAATGTTGTTTCTGTTACTTTTTGGATTTGTAATAAATTTGCATACAATATTCATTATCTCTTCTTTCACATGATCCATTCCATAAATATCTCTGTCAAATGCAACCCTCATGTCATTTATAAACTCCTTAATAGATGTCTCTTTGACAAGATCATTTATATCAAATCTTTTATTCCAAGGGTACCGTAAGCTCAAGTCAACAAAAATTTGATTCTTATAATATTCAGAGCTACTAGAGTCCAATTTTTGCATATTGTTATAATGTTTCAAGATTACATCTCTGTTTTGCTTACATGTGTCAATTGTTAGAATTTTGTGCTTGATTGGATCTTGGGTAGGTATAACACGAATGATGGGTAACTGGTCTCTTATTTTGTTCTGGTGCTTAGGACAAAACTCCAAAGATGTGTTAGAAATAGCCAGGCTGCATCGACTTCCTCTTTTCGCCCCTCGCTTAAAAACATATCTACAATAATTCATAAATATTAAACAATTATTATATACAAAGAAATAAGAATTGTGGAAAACAGTTTACTCACGTTTTTCATTAAAGTATCGCTTTACGTAAAAGTTATATACTGGAATAGCTACCGTTGAAGAAACTACAACGGCTGATAGTTGTCCCATAGTGGTAAAGAATTGAGTTAAATAAGTTTCGAAGTATGAGTCCATGTGGATTATAATCTCTAGTATCTTTTACTTTTAAATCAAAGCGGTAAACAATAAAAATAAAAATATAGAGATACGTAAATAAATATGTTACAAGCCCTTTTCAACTACGTATTTGGATATGACAAAAACAAGACTGTATTATCTTTACATGAACGCATGGAATCAAATGTTAGTGATTGGAACAAGATGAGGAGTAATTCAAAGTGTTTTGTTGTATCATTAAAATCTAAAACATTACTAAAATATTTGAAGAATGATACGGGTGATTTCGCAAAGAAAAACGAAGAGTTAGGGAGCAACAATATAATCTTGAAAAAAGTATGCAAGACATTGTATGACAAGTATGATCCAATCATGATATATTGTTTTAATAATGAAATTAATCTTGCATTTATAAATGATGGGAATGCTCTCTACAACGGCAACATATCCAAGTTGGTTTGCAAAATTGCAAGTCATGCAAGCGTACTGTATTCCAAAGAGCTCCATAATAGAGTAGACATTACATTTAATGGCATATTTGTAGAATTTTCAAAATATTGCGAGTTACTCAATTACCTTATATGGAGACAATTTGATTGTAGAAGAAATACAGTTACATTATTGTACAAGTGTTTCATAAATAATGCTAGAATTGATAACACTGGAGTGCATGATATGGAACGATGCTTTGAGTTACCAGACGATCTTTTGTATGGTATTATTATGAAAAAATGCATGGTTATATACAAAAAGGGTGTTGATAACAGAATATTGTTCCGAAATAGAATTGTGGCAGAACATTTTTATTTAGCGCACGACTTTGATAAAATACTTGACAAATACGTTACATCAAAGTTTTTGGTATAGAGTACGTTTACTGCTTTTTAAACATTTCCATTTATATACTAGAATGGATGGGGAATACATTTGTGTTGATGAAGAGTATTACGATCCTTATTTTATACTTGGAGTAACACGAGATGATTCGGATAGTCATATAGCAAAGGCATACAAAACACGGGCTAAGAAGTATCATCCAGATAAAGCTCCAGTTGATAAGATTAAAAAGTATGAAAAGAGATTTGCAATAGTATTGGAATCTTATGAGTTTATAAAAAAGCGCAGAAGAGCAATTGGGGTAAAGAGAGAGCTCAAAAATGAGTCTCAGAGCGTGGATGATTTTAACAAGGAATTTGAAAAGATTACAAGTCCGTATGATTTTGGATACGGTACGCAAAGCAGGATACAGGACGCAGACGAGTACAAAAGTTTTGAGACAAATATTGTGAATCAATTCCGAGGCAAAAAGTTTTCAAAAGAGGCTTTTAATAAGCTTTTTACATACAATAAGAAGATACAAACGAGAGAAGATGACCATACATCAAAAGCTTTAGTTCACAAAACGTCAGATGGTTTTTATGGATTTAATACAGCAGATTTGGCAAATTGCGCATTGGTCAGTAGTTTTAATGGATTACTAATAACAGGGGACAACTTTGGGGAGAATGGTGTGGGATATTATTCAAACGAATATAGTGATTATAAACATTCTTATAATTCTGCAAAAAATCCAGAAAATATATTAGAACTAAATAAAATAGAGAATGAGGACGAGAACGACGACGAGGAGGAAGATGTGAATGGTCTATACAAAAAATACAAAAGCGTGTACAAGACTCCGGTCAATGTCAAAGGTGGTTCATATAGTCAGCAACAAGAACAATTAATGAAAAATGTTATGAATGATTTAATAGAAAAAGAAGAGCATGACAAAGAGATGATAATGAGGTACAACAAGATTTATAAAAAAGAGCTGTTAAAACAGGCACTTGAAGGTAGATTGGATACATCTCCTAACTTTATAAGAGCGTTGAAGTATCATTACAATGCCAAACAGATTTTATAGGTATTTATGGTGTTAGATTTGCAGAAATTTTAATTTAATGATAATTAATAATGAGTATGCACATACGCAACATGAACGATCTAATAGATGAGATATACGAGGAATGGCTTGATCAATTTATGACAATCCCTTTGGTGCAAAGAGGAAACCGGCGCAACATTGACATAGAAAGAGCATTATTAGTGAACAACCAAATTATAACAAGCATGTCAAGTATAAGAAGGCACTTGGAGCTTGGAAATAGTATGACATATGAGGCGAATGTGGTTCAGGAATTATTCAATGCACTTTTTGTTCCAGATGATGTGGAGTCACATGTTGAGTTTGAAGATGTCAAAGTGACATTATCAGAAGAGGAATTTGCGAGATTTAAAACCTGGCAGACAAATGACGTATCCGAATTAGAATTCAATGAATGTAGTGTTTGTATTGAAGAGTTTGAAAACGATGATTGTATAACCGAACTGCCTTGTAAGCATATATTTCATACTTCTTGTATAAAAAATTGGTTGTGCCGAGAGAAAGTTACGTGTCCAAGCTGTAGAAAGGACACAAGGGAGTAAATATATGTTACGTACGTTTGTTTGGCGCAGATTATTATCTTTTAAATAATTTGTTTTTTATTTAAAGGACTTGTATATAATGGAGTAATATGGTACATATCACAAGTGCAAATCAATTCCGAGAGATAATCGAAACTGGTCAGATCTCGATAATACAAAAGCGGCAAAAGGTTTCGGGTTATAATTATTTTTTGAGTCCAAACATAGGATTTCAACTATATGGAGCAAAGGTGTTATCAAGTGATCCTAACTACTTGGTTTTAGGGTTCGACATAGCCGGACACGCTTCTTTATTCTCATTGCTGAAATACGTTGATGATAAAATCAAGGACTACTTAAAAACATCATATATTATAGAGAGTACAGTTTTTCATAATTTATACAAGCATCTTGACACGGAACGGACTTTTAGTATAAGATGCTATTTGCCTCATTTGGGTAATCGATATTTTACAGAATGTACAAGCGACGGCAAAAGAGTAGGCTTTAACATTCCAAGAAAGTTTGCCACAATTGATAGTGCATACGTTGAAATTAGAAACGTGTGGGAAAGCAATAACAGATTAGGTTATAACATAGAATTAAAATCTGTCATAATCTAAATAATTGAAAATATTCAAGCTGTCAGCAGCTACAATGATTTCGCAACCAAAGTTTGGTGATGCTATAGAGTTGCTTAAAAAGCATGCGTCTACATCGATGTTAATGCACAAGCACAGTGCATGTTTGATAAAGCGAGGAAAAGTGTTTTCTGTTGGTGTGAATAAATATTATGATAGGAACAATATTCGAGGAAACGGCAAGCTAAGCATTCATGCAGAAATCAATGCTTTAATGAGCGCATGTACAAAGCAAATAAGGGGGTTTGATATTTTGATCATTCGAGTAAACAAGTCATTGAATCTTATAAATTCCAGACCTTGCAATTCTTGTATAGAGAAGCTGCGTCAAAAAGGTATTAGAAAAGCATATTACAGCAATGGCAATGGAAATATTGTATGTGAGTATATAGATGTTATGCCAAAGTTGCATGAAGGTTACAATTCGCGTCATGTCATAAATGTTCTATAAAGGCGCCGCTTAATTTTTGGACTTCTTTTTACCTCTGTAAAAAGAGCTAGTTCCACTCCCAGATTGAGATGTCGGTTTGGTGTCGATGATTTCTTCACTTTCTGAAAATGTATTGATATTGTCACTATCGCTTATATTTGTAACATTACTCTTACTATCGCTTATGTTTGTAACATTACTCTTATTATCGCTTATGTTTGTAACATTATTCTTATTATCGCTTACATTTGTCATATTAACATCCGACAAACTATTGTCACTAACAATGGGAACAGGATCGTCGCTTCTAGATTTTAATGATTCGAGTATATCAGAAGTGCCGTCTTCAGAAAAGTTTATCAATGTAGAGTCTGGAAACTTGAGGAAACCAAGAGTGTCAAGTAGACTTGGACAACTAGTCATTTAAAGCTCTTATTAGTATACAAGTAAAAAAAAAAGAACAAATCTTATTAATTAAAAAAATTGAAAGTAAAGAATATCACCAAACTAGAAATGGACACGTCAGAAGTGAAGGTAGAAGAGCCCGTTGTCAAGAGAAAGAAAGGAAGACCACGTAAAGGTGCAAGTATTCCTGTTGAAAGTGTCACGGTTGCGAATGAAACTAGAGATGAGCCTGTTAAGAAAAAAAGAGGTAGAAAAAAGAAAGATGTTGTTGTAGAAGAAGTGAAACAAAAAAAAAAAAGGGGAAGAAAGGCAGCTGTGAAATATTTTAGTTCATCTATTCGTAAGAAAATTCCTTTAACGACGGTTGTTCAGGAAAACAATAATTTCATATTGCATTTGGATCTCAAAGATGAAAAGCAAGAAACGGAAGAGGTGAAAAGAGAACTCATTGGTGATAACTCTGTTATAGATTCTGTGTTTGAAAGTATAAAAAATGAAGTAGAAGGGTCTGAAATCGATGGTTTAATTGAAGACATTGATGGTATAAAACTGGAGGAAGAGTCTGATCTAAAAGAATTATATAAAACAAGGATAGAGTCTCGTGAAGTTCAAGACAAGTTGTTGGTACAAAAGCTCGAAATGCTTCACAATGACGATACTTTTATAAACAAACTTATAAGTACAGATGGCCAAGAAGAAAGGATAACAGGCCACGGAACGAAAACTGACATTGAGTCAAAAGTGCAAAAAGAGAATCGGAAGAAGGGGTTTTTTGAGATATTGTTCAAATTTGTTCACAACTTGGACTGGTTAGAAAAGACAGATGTTCATTGTTGGTGGTGCTGTCATGAATTTAGCAGTATGCCAATTGGGATGCCTTTAGATTTTAATACTAATACAAAGAAGTTTAGAGTAAGAGGAGTATTTTGTAGTTTTGCTTGCATGGTAGCATACAAGACTGAACAAAGGTATAGAAACAAAGATTCTTTAATCAAGTATATGTATAAAAAGTTAACCGACGCGAACGGAGGCGCACCAAGCTTACCGTGTGCACCACCGAGGTGTGTTCTACGAATTTTTGGTGGTGATTTGACGATTGATGAGTTTAGGTCTAGTACAAAAGAGAACAAAATGTATAAAATGATTGAGTATCCAATGTTTATGTCAAAGGAGTATGTGGAGGAGATTGACATCTTAAATATTAAAAACGCAAATGTAAAGGTATTTGATGACACATCATTCACAAAAGTGGTTAGTTTGGATGATAAAAGGGTTGCTGATGCAAAGATGCGTTTACTACAAATAGAAAAGAGCACGGTTACAACGGGTAATACCATAGATAAATTTATCAACTTTACTTAAAAAAAATTGAAACATAGTATATTATAGCACTATTTAAATGTCTTTGTCTATTATTAACATGTCTGAAATTAATTCTATTATCCGAAATTTATCATTTGAGCAAGTGAAGCAAGTTACATCCCAGTTTGGTGTCTCTGTAAAAGAGAAAGCAAACTCCGTTGAACATGGTGACTTGTATATGCTCGTGAGTGACAAAAACGCTGCTCAACAATCTGACGAAAACAAGACTATTCATGCACAGTGTAATGGGTTGATTCTTGAGAAGGAGACAAATGACATTGTGAGCGCATGTTTCAACAAAATTATGGACTTGAAGTTGGAAGATTTTGAGGAGACGACCAGTAGGTATAGTGACATTAAAGTTGAGTATTGTGAAGATGGGACCATGATTCGGCTTTATAACTACAAAGGTAAATGGTATACTGCTACTGCAAGATGCATTGATGCAAGGGATTCTATTTGGACAAGCACAAAAACTTTTGACGAGTTGTTTTGGGACATTTTTGACAAAAGTGTGTTAGATACATTAGATGATTCTTATACATATGTATTCTTGTTGCTTCACACTGATAACAGAATTGTTGTTAGGCATGTTAAAAATGAATTGGTATATATTTCTAGAATTAACAATGCAACGTTACTTGTAGATGAAGAATACGAGTTCTCAAACCCTTATGTCAGAAGACCTACTGTCATTAAAGACTTTGACATTAAGAATTTTGAAGATTACAACTATTTTGCAAAAAGAGGAGTAATGATTAAATGTTATACGCAGAGTAATGGAACGTTTGATTCTTATAAAATAGATTTTGATCAATACAAGGTCGTCAAGCATGTTCGAGGGAATGTGCCAAATATTAGAATGAGATTTTTGGAGCTCTTGGGCAGGCGTGATGATTTGGCACAGCTCGAATTGTTTTATTCCGAACATGCTTTTCTTTTTGCAACAATTCGTCACGCTCTATTTAATCTTGTTAAAAGAATTTATACATTGTATGTTGAGTCACATATTAAGCATTCGATTTACGTGTACGAGCCGCATCCCTATTACAAGACATTGAGGCAATTGCATGCTCAATATAAAACAACAGGTAATCCCATTACTTATAATGATGTAGAAAGCAAGATTTTTAGTTTGGATAAAGGTGTAATTAAAAGCATGTTGGGGTGGGTAAATTGAAAATATATGTATCTACATAGATCTATGTATCATCTGTAGTAGGAAAAATTAAAAATTAAAAATTAAAAAATGAGGCCGTTCTTTTAAGTAATGTTTAGGGTAATAATTAATCTTTACCCTAAACGTTAATTAATATTTTTTTGTTTGTATAATAATAATAATGAGTGATTTAACTTTAGCATTAATCGGGTTAACAACATTGGCTGGATACTTCTTTAGTAAGGATGGAAGGGAAAGGGGAGGCAAACCTCCGCGAGAGCAAGTTGGAAAGATGGAAATTCCAAACGGAAACAACATTTATCAATCAGATGCAGTACAAGAGGCAAATAGAGAGGTTTTGAACCGATCTATGCAAAATTACAAAGATGCCGCAACCCCCGTGCTAACCGGTGTTGTCCATCCGCTTTTTAATGCGGCTGGAGAACCATTTTCAAGACGAGTTCAACCTGAATCAAATAAAGTAGTAGATGTAAAAAAACAAGATGACATACCATTGGAAAAGAGGCCAATGTTTACACCACCAGAATATATGGGAAAAGAGTCAAATACGGAATCGAGCGACACCATTATTGACAGTGAAATAAGCTTGTTGACAGGTTTGCCAATCGAAAAGAGCCATAAGAACATGACTCCATTTTTTGGAAGTAGTATAAGGCAAAATGTTGAAACATTTACAAACGAGTCCTTGCTTGAACGACACACCGGAAATCAAACCACGTTTTTTCATAAGCAAGAAAAGGAACCTTTTTTCAACCCTGTATCTCAAGATATTCACGGTACTCCAGTTTTTACTACTGAAATAAATACCGATAGATATATTCCATCACTGATTAGAAGCAACGAAAAGCCATTTCAAGAAACACGAGTGTCAGCCCCAATTGCTGGAACATATCAAAATAAAATAGTACCCAAATATAAAGATACAAATGACTTACGTGCTGCTAATAAGCCAAAGGTAACTTATGACGCGAGAACCATTGCGGGACAAATGGGTGAAGTGAGAGGAATTCAAAGTGCTGTAGAGAAACTTAGACCAGATACATTCTATGAGAAGAATCAAGATCATCTTTTCAAAACAACGGGAGAGTTCATTGCTCCTAATGCTTTGCAAGATTTTTCAACAAATTTCCGGGCAACAGCACGAAAGGATTATAATTCAGAGCATATTGGAGCTGCAAAGAGCAGCTTTACATCAACACGGCAACGTGTACAGCTCGAAGGGTGTGATTCGGAGTGTGATGCTACATCATCTCGTGCGGAACCTGCAAAAAGAAATAATTTTATGAATAAATACATAGGACCAGTTACAGGGAATCAGCAAGCTAATGATTATGGGAAATCTAGTATGAAAAGCTACGAAACTGAAAGGGCTTCTACTAGTCAAGAATCACATATTCCAGGTGCCAATAGAGCTCTATTTGGAGTGAAGCCAAAGCCAGGAGACTTACCTCGAGGAACTCTAAAGGAAACTACTCTTGAAGCTCGAGCTGGACATGTCAAAACGACATTTGACAAGGGATCTGTAGCTGCATTTGGATCTGGATTAACAAGCATTGATATGAAAACAACTCACAAGGAGACAACGATTGTAAATAACTATAAGGGAATAGTAAATAAACAAGGGGGAATGAGTTACCTTGTTAACAGTTATAACAATGCAGAAATAAGGGATGCCAAAGAAATTTCTTTGTCTGGAGAGAGACCATCAGGTCCACAAACATTTAGGACAGCTAGAGGAAAAGAATCTTTCGGAGATATCAAGAGTACCGGTAACATGTTATTAAAGGAGCGGGACAATGTTCTTCAACCCAAAAATCAATATCAAACACAAGTTATACCTGATAAGAATATTATTGGTTTCCAAACCAAATGGAATGTTGATAATGGTCGCCAAGACACAGTTTTTGCTGATCGTCTTCAACCAGAGCTAGTGCAATCACAACATGACATTAATCCATTCTCAATTTATGCGGAAAAAAAATAAGAGCTTAAAAACATCTTTTACTTATTAATTTATAAAGTTACATATAAATTATTATGAATAAGAGTGTAAAATTTTGCTTAGACAGTAATACATATCATGAAACGTACAATTGTAAGGAGTATACTAGATTGGGAGATATGTCCACTCTACGATCACGAAATGTTACTGACGAATGGCAAGCAATTTCTCGAGATCTTAACCGATATAAAATGACGGAGATGATCGTTCACATAAATAGTATAAATAATACACAACTAAGATAATTGTTGCTGAGAAGAGGAGGCTTCAGCTTCATTGATAATGTTGTATGCATCAGACACTTCTTGATCACTATACTTTGACAAAGCTTCCTTAGCAAGAATCAAGTCTTGCTGCATAATGTCAATTGATGTCTTTTGGTCGTTAATTGATTGTTCAAGTGTTTTTACTCGCTGTAAAACAGACACGGGATGTTCGGGTGCCTTGTCCTTGGATTGCCCTTCCTTGATAGCCTCTTTGATCATTTGATTCTTTCTTGCATGCCATTGGTCATTGGCAAGTTCTTTGTTTTCCAAGTAAGATTTAATCAGATTATTCAATTGTTGATTTTCATATTCAACTTCTCCTACGTCATGTGGGTCTACATCAAGAGGGAAAAACTTGCCTACTTCTACAGTGTAAATATCATAATTATTGTCAATTTTCATAAGCCTTTGTGTCATTGCCTTTGCCTTGTCGATGCTGTCTGCAACACCCCTTACTTTAAGGCCGTATACGTTACATTTTTGGTTGAGGTTCGGACCGACAATGGATACCAATGCATACACTTGTCCGGGAATGGCTGGATCTTCGAACAAGACATCAATTTCACGATCTCCCATGTTTGTTTGTTATTCTCAATATAAAATTAGGAAATTGTTAACGCAACACTTTATATTATATTTTTTTTTTATAGGATAACTAACAATAGAGGGAGCATGGAAGGCGTGTACAGAGTGGATACTGTGTACGATCCAGACACGGGTGAAAACATATTAATAAAGACATTAGATGTTAGGAGCGAGAGAGCTTCAAACAATGTGTACTTGGACGAACAAACTTTTACAAACTATCTAGACATTCTTTTGCATCACAAAGACAATAACATATGTACCATTACTTCTTCTATTGTATTGGAATATTTTGTGACCTTGGATTTATTCAAACTAAATTATCAAATACCGGAAACCATGTACGGATTCATCAACCTATGCAAAATGAGGCCTGTTCAACCAGAGTTTTATGTAATTCCTTTAAAAGTGCAATATGACATTACCACGGCTCATTCTAATGTTATCATCGTAAACAATAAGCAAAATGTGATAGAATACTTTGAACCACATGGTTTGATGATGAATATGAGCGGAATTGGATATGATGTGTCAAAGATGGTGCAACAAATTGTTAACAACCTGTTTCCATTTCAAGAATTACCTGTAAAAAACGTGTCTTCGCAATGTCCAGTTGGACCTCAGATTGTTCAATCACTAGCCAATCCAAATAGTGGACATTGTTTGGCTTGGAGTTTGTTATTTATTCACATGCGAATACTCAATTTACACCTGAAGCCAGAACTTATTGTCGCATACTTGAGTTTCTTGAATCCATACGATTTGGATTTATTAATAAGAAGATATATGTCAAAATTGGAAACAGAATTGATGTTTTTTCCTATGAAACAATACGATAAAAGTCGTACTTTTGGTTTACTATTTTCAGAAGAAGACAAAATTCGTATAAGTAGGAGAATAGCAAAATTAGCAAGGTCTTTGATGATAGAAAATAATGGAGACAATACGGAATCTTTCAAGGAGTTACTGCTATACAATAATTTTCCATCATTTTACGAAATCTTTTTTGAAAATGTTAACAAGCGAGGGAGTACTTAAAAGAAAAATATTAAAATAGTACAGAGTATTTTAATATGAAGTGTACAAGTTTACCGTCAGTGTACACAGATGCTAGTTACAAGTATATATGCCGCGTTCCTCGGCTTGGCGTAGGTATTTATTTTCCTAAAACTGGTGCTAAATATGCTATAGGGATAAAGCCAACTAACAGATTTGTCCTAGATAACAATATTGGTGAAATGCTAGCAATTGCAATTGGCATTCGATTACATCCTACTAATCTTCCACTAGTAGTCTTTACAGATTCCTTGTGTAGCATAGAAAACATATATGAGTTCAACACGACCCCAAAATATAGAAACTTAGCAGAATCGATACGTTTGTTAATGAAAACGAGAAGCGAGGAAACATGGATACGTCATGTCCGTGGTCACAGTGGAGTGAGAGGAAATGTTATTGCAGATAGACTTGCAAGGAGAGCTACTCAAATTAAATAGATGGATAAAATACCCAATTAACAGATTTGTCCTTTTGTGCCATTTCCGCGACAATCTTTCGAAATATACTGTCTTGTTGACGCAGTTTGTCATCGCTTTTTAAGAGGGGAAAGTATTTTGAAAATTCATGCAGGCCCAAAATCTGGAACAATTTGTGTAAGCAGTAGCTATACGACAAGAAGTTCTTACGAGTGGCTGGTTTGTGCCTCTCGTATGGTTCTTGTATTTGCTGAAACATACACTTGATCTTGTCTTCAACTTCGGGTGTTAGGTTAAAGGGTTTTCTTCCATTTATTCTATTTATGATACCTATAACATTATCGTAATAGTCATTGAGGTCTAGTTTCTTGAGGTATTTCTTTACTTTTTCTTCTGTTAACAGACTCAAGTCTGATATTCTTGCTTTGTTTACTTCAAGCAAAACTTTATCTAAAACGTGTTGTGGTATGTTCCTGTTCTCTTGAGACTTGAAGCGCCTTAGCCAATCATCAAGATGTGTTTTCTTTTCGTATGTGAATTGTGGCCGGTAGTCGTATGTCTGTAGTTCTTTGAAAGACAAATCAGTATTTGCTTCAACATTACTCAAGCATTTTCCACATGATGGACATACAAGGAACCCATTTGCCGTTCTATAATAATCATTGCACTCATTGCAAATAATATATTCAGAGTTGTCAAGATTACCTCTGTGGACAATATGTGAGGGCTCAAACTTAGAAAGATATTCATCTACTAAATTTGCTTTCTGATGTGCTATTTCATTTAGTTGAGATACATCTTGACACGATGAATTGAGTATGGATTGTTCATTTTGCTCTAATGTCATATAGCTCATTATTATCTGTGATGATTCCAAGAGATAAGATATTTCATCATCACCAGATTCTATAATGTGCTTCTTTTCGTTCAATGATTGCAAAGTATTTTCAAGCTTTGAAATTTCCGCAGAGATTTCTTGAATAGATTTATTTTGTGATTGTTGATGAGACCTTTCAAGGATAAGCTTTGCTATATCCTTTTGATACGAGTGAATCCGTTTTTCTAATGCTCGTAACCTCTCTGTTTTGTTTTTAAATTCTGATAACTTTTGTTCGTGCTTTATTAAGATAGAATGGTGACTTTTTGATTTGGATTTATTAAGCTTAGTAGATGCGTTCTTTGAATATCTGGGCGTATCGTGTTTTTCGCGCTTTGTTCGCATGAATAGTATATCTACCCATATTATTTTTAAATACAGCAAACTTGCGCTATGTTTTAAGAAAAAAAATATAAACCTGTTATATGCTACAGTATCGTTTATTGCGTCCGTTCTTGTTGAAATATTTTTTTATCTTAAAGGCAGCTGCTAATGGTTGGAGGATAAGATACATTGGGGGAAATCAATATGAATTCAGCAAGAAGAGTTCTTCCCCTCTCAATCCGGAAGCATTCTCGCAGATGTATGTAAATAAAATGTTCATCTAAGTAAAAAACTTAATTTTTTTCTTGTTGGATATGAGTAATGAAGCGTGTACAAAAGAGATTGATTGTTAACAAGCAAGATACAGAGACCACAACAAATTATGACACAAACATGACTATGACAAGCTATGAAGAAGAAGACACAACACAAACGGAGACTCAAAGCGGTGGAGGGTTGGCATTTACATCAATTGTAGACGCCCATTACAGGAAACCACGAGAAGGATCAAAGCAAGACAACATGAGTTCAGAAGACATCAAGAGGAAGTTAGAGGGGTTTGTGCCATTAAGGACAATGCAAGAAAAACGAGTTATTACAACACTCCCTTTGTTCAAGACATGGGTGCGTTATATCAACAAAGATACAAAACAGTTTAGAACGGGAGGATTACTCATGAAAGTTTCTTATCCAGACTATATTATGTTAGTAAATACAAACAAGACATTAACTTGGTCTGTACAGATTCGAGATAACATATTGTTTGTCAGAGACCCTAAGGATGTGGAACGCATTAATCATCAAAGGAGTGTAGATAACAATATAAAAGACAAATTGTTTGATATGTACAAAAGAGGAGAATTGAAAAAGAAGTGATGTGATTGAACCAAAATAAATTGAAAATAATGCAGAGGAGTTATGTGTACAATGGATTGTAAGTTAAAGTGTCGTTTGCCGAAGATGTTTATTGATCGGGCTGAGCTGCAATCAATAAATCAACTTGAGGATATTAACACCAATAATCGGGCCCGTATGGAAGAGTTCATAAAAAAGATTAAGAAATGGCATGACGATGATTACAAGTATGGGAGTAGCAAGGCTGACTTTCGACAGCTGAAAAAAATGGTTGATCATTTAAACGCGATGTTAGAGGGGTCTACAATAGAGATTGTTTAGGGGCACGCATTAACTTTATAAGTGCATCCATTCTTTTTCAATTCTGTTACTTTTATCTGTACCCGCCAACATACACAAAGACTTAAATGTTTCGATGTTCATTAATACAGTCTCGTTTGGCCGGCCTTTGGTGTTTTCCGCAGAGCTGCGGAGAAAGATTTTATAATCCGTATCGAGAGTAAAGTGTTTATCAATAACTCTTCAAGTTTGAGATAATATTGCCTTATTTGCATACTCTTGGAAGTGCAAGCCATCATGCATAATGATTTGAACGTTTCAATATTCATTAGGATTGTTTCTTTGTTAGCACATGCTCCTCCTGAATTCCTTACATTGTCGGTAAAAACATGCTCCTCATTTTGGGGGAGCAGCTTTTTGTAATCCACACCAATAGTGAAATGCTTATTAAGCACTCTTTTGCAATGATCTTTTCTTGAGAATCCACACCATTTCCACACATCGTCAAGCTCAATAACAAAGTCATTTTTTGGATTGTAATTTAAGAATGTATAGAAACTGGCAAGAAACATTTGTTGTTGTTCATCAGTGAATGTTTCTTTGATTTTGTCAAGTAATATTGTTTGGTGTTTTCCTCAGCTCGTAGTAAAACTATCTTGAAATCTGAATCTTTTGAAAAATGTCTAGTCTTTGAGATTCCATTGTATTTATATGAATCTCGTCTGTAAACTCGTTTTGTTATTTTTGACAATTTTTGTAAAAAGTAACACAACATTAATCAGAATCTTGATTATAACCAACTATTTCTCCCTCTCTTGAGACCACCACTTTGAGTTTTCTAGTTTTGGCAAATTTTCGTTTAAGTTTATCGACTTCCATTTGGATTTGTTCGCCATCTTCTTCGTAATTTTCATTGTAATGGTCCTTATGAAAGTTCCAAAGTTTTGAGTGACCAACGCGAAATGGTTCATGTGCATCTGCTTTATACCAGAATACCTGATCACGCAAATCAGAGCTATTGCCGGAAGTTTTAATCACTAAACATTCGTGGTCTTGAGTGCAGGAATCGAGGATATTGCAGAAATGATCAAATGACGGAATCATCCCAGCATATGCGTCATAAATTCGTTTTCTATTTGCAACAGATGGTTCATTAAATATGAATACATAGTCAATATTACTACGAAGTTCGGGTGGTATACCTTGTGCATACTGCATAGTTAGGATAAAAAGAAAGTTGAAGTGGCGTCCATTAAAGAAAATGCTCTTTATTGTCTTGTCCTTCTTCCAGCTTGAAGCATCGTGCAACATGTCATCTAAAACAATAAACACATTGTTGGTCGGATGCTTACCAGTTTCTGATTTGCCAGCGTTTTTAGCGTCCCTTATTCTCCGCTTTTGACGATTCATAATTTGATCTATTAGTTCGGGGTCATATTCAGAGTGAATGAAGCAATCAGGAATAAAGTCTCCAAAGAAAGGAGATGCTTCTTCAGTTCCAGAAAACACAACTCCTGTTGGAATATAGCGATGATGATAGAAAATATCTCGTACTAGAAAAGATTTGCCGCTATTGTGTACAACAGTGAAATTTGCAAGTAAAAATCTGTGATTTCCATCTACTGTAAATCCATAGTAATCTCCGAGCCGGTCTTCATTGACTTGAATTTGACTAACGAGTCTATTTACTCTTGTGCTCCCTGTGGTAGCCCTTTTTCTGAAAACTTTTGTAGGTATTTCATCTAAGTTTGATCCACTAATATGTATTCTCCATGCCCTTCCGTATTTTTTAACGTTCTTATATATCCAAGATGTAGTTTTTTGGTTCTTGTTTGCCTTAAACCCCAAGGATCTTGCAAGATAGAGTATATCATCTAGGAGTTTTTCGTGCTCCAATGATTGCACAATCTCAAAATCACCTCTTTTACCAAGATGACCGTCTGCATCAATGAATCCTGCTAGAATTTGTAATCTAATCTGACGAGAATTGCATTTGTATATCATGGGTACGTGCTTATTGTGTAGTAGATCAAGATTTTTCAATGTTTTCAAAAAATAGTTTGAATTGTTTTTTAATCCCTTTACTTTTTGACCATTAATACCGTAACCCAATCGAGATGATTGCCTAAAACTTAAGAAACATTTGTATTTGGGGAGATTATATGCAAAATATCTAAGAACAGTAGATTCTTGAGACGTGATCATGGTTGACCCACTATTCCTATCTCCTAACCAATATCCTAACATGTATGGATCAAATGGAACCGGATTTCCGGGGAACTCCACCTTAGCTTTGTATCCCAAAAGAGTGTCTCGGTATTTTTTAGAGAGAAGGAGAAAGTCCTTAACCGGAATATCCACATATAAGTTCTCCGTTATTGAATCTAAAAAATGCCGAGCATCTTTATGAGCTGATTCCTTTGATTGATGCTTGTAAGAAAACAATTTTGTCATTGTGCAAATTTTGGTATTATCAAACCAAGTCACTCGAAATCCATTTTTGGCAGGTATATCAAACATGTTTTTTTTTCCTGTGTGCATAAGAGATAGAATATGATCTCCATTTACAGTATAACTTTCACCTTTTGTATCAGATACTTTATACAACATATCATGTCCATTATGAGTTCCAAGAACGTTTCTAGGAAGAGAATCATCGCCCATGACAACGTCGCCTTCAATAATATCCTCTACATTTTTTGAGGTTCCATTATACATTAACACTTTTGTCCCCTTTTCAAAACATCGTCTTTTCCCGAGGCATAAGACGGTTGCGTCGGGGAGAATACTTTTAATTTTAAACTTCTTTAAAGACAACTTTTCAAATTCGTTTACTAACATGATTACTCGAAATTAATTACTATGCCTAGATATTTTATTTTTAGGATGATTACGAGGACCGATAGATTCGTCAATTGACATTCCCTGACACGAATGTAGATGTATTTATCTCTTTGATTTTTAGGCATTGAATTAATCTTGTATAGAAAGTGTCCTGAAGGAGTTTGTTTGTAAGCAATG